TTGGACTCTACTCACTGTTAATTTGAACGGTAGGACCACGGATGTGTACCTCGATGGAAAACTGGCAAGGTCGTGTGTCAATAAATCCTATTACAAGGTTGATCCTACTGGGATTAAGATGAATGTATGTGATTATGGCGGTTTCGATGGATATCTGGCCGGTCTAAATGTCTACAGCTATTCTCTGACACCCAGTGATATATATAGTATATACGTTGGTGGTCCTTCGGCGAATGGTACGTCTGATATTTTCTCGTGGTTGTTCTCGCCATTCAGGAGGACGTAAGTCCTCGGCGCTTTCCGCCTGCAAGGTGGAAACAGGAGGACGTAAGTCCTCGGCGCTTTCCGCCTGCAAGGTGGAAACAGGAGGACATAGAACTTGAAGATATCTGATATAGTAGAAAGGACCGATGAACGGGAACACCGATTCAGCAAATGGAGTACAGCAAGTACTGACATCTGTTATCATTTTAACTGTTGTCTTTATTCTTGGATATTCTGCACAAATGTTTATGAGATTAACATCGAATTCATCTATCCGGTTTAGAACCCTTATGAATTACACTGCAAATACGGATGATGAAACAATTACACTTCAACAAGATTCAAACAAATATCCTGATGCATTCCCTATTGGGCTCTCGATTAATGAACGTACAGGAATTGAATTTGCATACTCCTTTTTCCTATATGTCAATCCAAAGACATTTACAGGTGAAGAATCTATTAAACACGTCTTCCACAAGGGATACACAACTCCTTGGCCATTAATGGGACCTGGTGTTTTTATGCTTGGTAACACGAATACAATGCGCGTGTTTATGAACACGTATTCCGATCCATATGCACATGTTGATATAACAAATATCCCGGTCCAAAAGTGGTTTCACGTTGTACTCAATTGTTATAAAAGTGGACTCGATGTCTATGTAAATGGAACACTTGCAAATCGCATTTCATTTAGCGGCGCGGTTCCGTACCAAAACTATCAGAATATTATCGTGTTTTCGAATTTGACTAGTAAAAGTTTACACGGGCCATTGATTGCGGCTCTTCCTTCAGATACCCCAACAATTAATGGAGCAATGTCTGGGCAAATAAGTTCACTTGCCTATGCCCGGTATGCTCTATCACTGTCCGAAATTCGCAAGATACATGGTGCTGGAAGATCGACGAAAACAAAGGCAGCGTCATCTGTCAATGACTCCTATCTTTCGGATGATTGGTGGGCTAATCAGAATATGCCGACGATTAGCTGAAGCTAATCCTGGGCATCTGGCGATGCCGACCATACACTAATGGAGACTACCGTCTCCATTAGTCTATACTGGGCTGCTTGCGCAGCCGACGATTAGCTGATTATACACTTACGTGTATACTACGCTGCTTCGCAGCTGAAGCTAATCCTGGGCATCTGGCGATACGCTTGTACACGACATAGACGCATGAAAGCTTAAAAAACCCCATAACGATAGTGTTAGGAGTTGAATGACTGGTGGAGGAATTTTAGTACTTGTCGCTTACGGTTCACAGAATGTTATCTTAAGCGGTAATCCTCAAATGACATATTACTACAAAATTTTCAAACGCTATTCTCATTTTTCGATGGAGAATGTAACAATTGCCCTCGACGGCCCCAACCAATTGTCGTTCGATCAGACAATTCAGCTACGAGCGAAAATTCAACGTGTAGGAGATCTGTTGTCCGATATGTATTTTAGTTTCCAAATTCCCGATATCTACAGTGCCTATCTCCCTGCAAGGGCCCCCCACCAATGTGAATTCCGATGGGCGAGGTACCTAGGAGCTGCCCTGATCAACAGTGCAGAATTCAGAGTCGGTGGACAGACAATTCAGCAATTCGACGGAACCTATCTAATGGCAAAGGCAATGCTCGAATATGATACAGATGCATTCCAGAAGTGGCAGATTCTTGTGGGAGATGTCCCAACGTTGAACAATCCTGCCCTCGGCGCCTATGCAGGTGGAACAACCCAGACAGGGTATCCCAATGTGGTAGAAGATCCTACACAGACAGCTTCAGGATCCGCGCAACTCAATCGGCAGAGTATTCTAGGGCAGGATATTCACGTTCCACTGAATTTCTGGTTTACGGATGCAACCTCCCAGGCTTTACCGCTCGTGGGCATTCAGTACCAGGACTGTGAAATTTATTTGACACTGAATCCTATTAACACTCTGTACACTATCAATGATATCTCTGGATATCGTGTTGCCCCAGGAAATGCAATGAGTGCACGCGTGTTTAATATCAATAATAATATCCCACAGTACGCCGCGTCCAATAATCCCCAAGACAATATCAACAATTTCCTTGTCGATATTGGTTATACCGTTCCTGCACTAAATACGTGGTTCTTGAATCCGAGAATCCAGTGCACGTTTGTGTATTTAGCGGAGGATGAGCGAAATGTCTTTGCCTCCAAACCGTTGTCGTATGTTTTACCACAGATTAGCTATATTCCGTACGATGGAATTATTCAGCGAACAACCTTCGATATTGATCTGCATAATCCCTTAACTCGTCTTATTTTCATTCCCAGGCGATCCGATTGGATTTACAGGAATGATATTTCTAATTTTACGAATTGGTACACCTATCCCTTCGCTCCGTTTAATTTAACTACATCGGCATCCCAAGGTCTCTGGGGGCAGATGAGTGGTAGACTAATTTTAAATTCACAGAAGGATATAATTCGACAGGTGAGAATTATATGCGATGGAAATGAAATTCAGGAGGCGAAGCCTGTTGATTTTTTTACGAAAATTACTCCCTACAGATACACATCTGGATTCACAAATGCTGAATTACCCTTCTATTCTTGGGCACTGACGAGTTCGAAAATTCAACCATCTGGATCTCTGAACGCAAGCCGTATTCGTAGCCTCCAAGTCGAAATTGATTTCTGGCCTCTCCCTGCGAGCACAACATACACGTATTCCCTGGGAATCTATGCAGAAAGTATCAATTTCTTCGTGGTTGCTTCCGGTAACGGCGGTCTCAAATATGCTCTGTAAGCTATGTGTCTACGCGTGTATGTACAAATCATAAACCTTAATAGATTCTGGTATGTCGACTGCAACAGCACCGACAACCGCTGCAACCGCTGCAGCTGCAGCAGCGCTAACAGCAGCGCCTACAGCAACAACACCAGTAGCAGCGCCAGCTGCAGTAACAGGAGCAGTAACAGCAGTCAAAACAGTTGTAGAAGCACCTGCAGAACCAGCACCCGTCATACAAACATCCTGGCTACAGTGGAGCTCCGATGTCGCAAACAAGGCACAAGCAACCTTTATTGCCGTTGTTATTTACGTATCGGCAGTCTTCGGTGCAATTATCGCAGCAAATTACGCGATAACGGAGGGACATCCGAGGCGATTTCTCGCATTCCTGTACGGATTTGCGTGGTACCCCTTTAGTTTAGGGTACGCGTTATATGACCCTCCAGAATGGTACGCAACTATCTATCCATTCGTTGAAGGTCCTCCTGGTCTTTTCTCTTACCCCAAACCCACTGTTACACCGGTATTCACAAAAATTAGGGGGGCAGGAACAAAAGGCAGTACGCCTCTGCGAATTATGAGTGGAATTCTCCTTCTATGTAATATGTACGTTGGAATAGTACTAATCAATACCCGATTTTTCACGTAACACATCTAAACGTTTCAGGCGTTTCTACTATAGAAATGGCCACGAAAAACATATCGGAACAAATGCGGAATTTCCCATTTGTTTCGGTAATTACTCCCACGTATAACAGGCGTCGTTTCATCCCCAATATTATCAAGGCCTTCCAGCAACAAAGGTACCCGCAAAATCGGATGGAATGGATTGTTCTCGACGACGGTTCGGACAAGGTGGAGGATCTGTTTCTGGCCGCCGCTATTCCCAATGTACGCTACATCTATGATCCTATCAAGAAAAACATCGGCGCAAAGCGGAATCGGCTGAACGCGGAGGCGAAGGGGGATATTATTGTGGCAATGGATGATGATGATTTCTATCCGCCAGAGCGAGTTGCACACGTGGTTACGAAATTCAAACTCTACCCCCAAATTCAGCTCGCAGGATCCTCGGAAATTTACATGTATTACACGGACATCAAGACAATTTACAAGCTCGGTCCATACAATCAGAACCACGCGACGAATGGTACAATGGCCTGGAGGCGTGAGTATTCCCAGAATCATCTGTACGATGAGACCGTGACTCACGCAGAGGAGAAGTCATTCCTGGAGAGCTACAGGCATCCGATGATTCAGCTCGATCCGATGAAGGTTATGCTCGTCCTCTCACACTCTGAAAACACGTTTAACAAGAAGAAAATGCGCGACGATCCGCAGAATCCCTTCGTCAAAAAAACATCGCTGAAACTTCGTGATTTTATAAAAGATCAGGCTCTACGGAAATTTTACACGGAGTTGCCATAGCTTAAACCGAATGGCACACGCAAGAGTATAGATGAGTAGTGCAAAAGATTACATACGATCTTTACATACTGTACATCTAAATAGTTTAACGGCATCATCGTCGACTGTCGAGGTTCCACCGAACACGATTAAGATACCGATGCATCCCCATCAGAAAGCGGTTCTGGCGCAGATGGAGGCGTTCGAGCAGGGGTTTCCACGGGGAAAACTGATTGATAAGGAGCGTGTCTATTCCAATTATGCAATTCTGGGTGACTCTGTTGGTGTAGGGAAGAGTCTGATGATTCTGGGGCATATTGCGCGTATGACCGAGATGCCAGATATTCGTACATATTCCACATGTGCCCCGTCACAGACATCTACAATGTTCAGTGTAAAGTCGCACGCCTACACTGACCTGTCAGAGGTTGGATGTCTCATCATTGTTCCCCACACCCTGTTTCGCCAGTGGTCAACCTATATTCAGAAGCAGACCACTCTGACGAATTTCTGTGTAAGTAAGGTGAGTCAGGTGGAGTCAGAATCCTTCGAAAAATGGGTGAGGGAGGCCCAGGTGGTTCTCATTTCCAATACGCTCGCGAAACAGTTTATGCCGCGCTGCCACGGCCTCGGACTTCGTTGGAAGCGCCTGTTTATTGACGAGGCCGATACGATTCATTT